CTCCGCCGTAGAGTCGAAGCGCATTACCTACGATACTCATTCATCTTCACCAGCATCAGGAGCAGGCTCCGGTTCAGGCGCATGCTCATAGCTCTGGGATCGAATCAAATACCCGGTCTCATTCATCAGTACGGCACTGTGCACCGGCAAGGCGCTGACAGCAGCGCTGGACAGGATCGCGTGATACTTGGCCTCAGCGGAGTTGATGTTGTCATAGGCGTATGTCGGCGTACTCACAGCGCCGGTATCGAATTGTTGGATCTCAATGACAAGATACTTCATGTGCTGCCTCCTGTTTCGTAGTAGGTAACCTGGAGCGTAAGGTTGGCTGTCGGTGCAGCGCCCAAGGCATAAGCTGTAAGCGTCCCGTTGTTATTGTCCACATAAAGGGCTGTTACTCCGTCTGACTCCATCTGAGCAAATGCAGTAGCATCGGGCTGAACATCCACCTTGGTGTTGGCCGTGACCGTTGCCCCTGTTATCGTTACCGCCTGCGTATATGGCCCTGAGCCGGTCCAGTTGGCAGCCGCCAGGGTAATTGATCCGGCCAGAATGGCAGCATCCCCCCGTGGTCCCTGCGGTCCTGTCGCTCCTGTGGCGCCGGTCTCGCCCTGCGGCAGCGTCTCCGCTCTGGGCATATCCTCCGGCGTGGTCGGCAGGGCGACGCAAGCGGAGAGGATGCGGTTGTCGGTGTCCAAATTCAATGCGTACATCATTTCACACCCCATATTCTCAGCGGTATGCAAGCGGAATTGTTTGCAGTTTGATCGGCTGCATAATTTCCAGCGACCCCTTGTGCGCCACCAGTAAATGCAATCCCGGACGAGGAAACAGTTGCGTCTCGCCAAGTCATATAGCACGATTTGGCAGAGTACCCGAACCTTTCCATACGGGTCTGCTCACCTACAAAGGCAATTGTGGTATATCTTGCGTTGACTGCTAAGTGTTTCCACTCAATCACAACAGCCGTATGCCCATTGATTGCAGGAATAGAAACAGTCTGCGCCGCAAACTGGCTTGTCGGGCTTGCGTTCGTCCACAGCAGATCCCACGCCGGCGGATTCACCCACTTCGTATCATAGTCAGCGGCGCTGACCTTGGCCAGCACCTGCCCGGCGCTGCCGCCGGCGGCCACGCCCGGTCCGGCGGGACCAGCAGCGCCTGTCGGCCCCTGCGCACCTGTCTCTCCCTTCGGACCGGTCGCGCCCTGTATGCCCTGTGGGCCTTGCTCGCCGGTGTCGCCCTTCGGCCCCTGAGCGCCGGTATCTCCCTTGTCGCCCTGTGGCCCGGTTTCACCTGTATCTCCTTTCGGCCCTTGTGCCCCCGTGGCTCCTGTTTCACCCTGTGGCCCGGTATCACCCTTGTCTCCCTTATCTCCTTTTGGCCCCTGCGGGCCGGTGGCTCCGGTCGTGCCCTGCGGTCCCCGGATATCCACCGGCTCCGGATTCTCCAGGCCCGCGTTGTTCGTCCAGGACAGGACGCCTTCCGAGGATACGTGAGGCATGAAATACTGCCACAGAATCCGCGCCGCCTTCGCCTTGATGCCCGCGCCGGAAGTGTTGTCGAAGCGCGCGCGGATCTCATCGCTGCTCTTTCGGAATGTCGCCTTCATTGCTCACCTCACAGCACATCCACCGCGTCGGCCTCGATCACGTCCGTATAGTCCGCGATCCCCGCCTCCGGCACCGCATAGACCTGCACATAGATGGGGTCATAGGGGTTGAAGCGCGCCGTCTCCTCCGCCGTGAGGGTGAAGGCCACGGCGTCCCCGCTCAGCTCCCTATCGTCCAGGCCCTTCTCCACCAGGATCTGCCCGTGCTGCTTATAGCGCACGGCAAGCTCCGTGAAGCCCGCCGGATCGGTATCGAAGCTGATGCTCTGTCTCTCTTCTTTCCCTCTTGTAAACTGGATCATTTCTTCACTCCCTGTGATTACGGATCACCACGATGCCGGAGGAGCCGGCGCCGCTATAGTTGCCGCCGTTGCCGCTATTCGGGATAACGTAAGAACCGGAACCGCCGCCGTTGGCGTACAGAGTGCCGCCGCTCTCGCCGAACTCGCGGGTCGTGGTGCCTTGGCCATGTCCGACCGCACCATCGCCGGCGCCGTTGTTCCCGCCATTTGCGCCGTTTGTTGCCTGCGCGGGAAGCGACCCGTTTGAGATGCCGCCACCAGAACCGCCGTAGCCGCCATACGCCCAGCCATGACTGGAAGGTTCATAATCCGGAACACGCGTATAGCCTGCTCGCGCCTTGTAGCTGTTATCCGTGGAGCCGCTGCTGCTGCGGTTGCCGCCGTATGCGGTCTGCCCGAAAGCCGTGGTGTTGCCGCCGACCGCGCCGACCGCGCCGGATGACCCGCCAGCCGCGCCGCCTGCGCCGATTGTGATGCCGTAGCCGGTGCCTTTCGCAACGGATACGCCCTTCACAGTCTTGGTGTAGCCGGAACCGCCGCCTGCTTTCATCTCCCAAGAAATCGTATTTGTGTACCAAGAGCCGCCACCGCCGCCGCCGACAAGGAACACGTCGATGCCCTTGGGCAGCGTGGTCAGGAAGGTCAGCGTCCCGCTGGACAAAAACCGGATGCGCCAGTCCCCATGCCCGTCGTCGATGACCGTATAGCTGCCGGTGTAAGTAAACTTCGGCAGGCGGCGCCGTACCCGATGGAGCATCAATGCCTCACCCATGTTCTCACTTCCTCACGCACAGGATCTGGATGGGCACGGCGGTATCCGTCACCGCACCGGCATAGATCGTGAGCGTCCCGTCGCCGGCGACCATCCGGTAGATGTCCGCCCAGGCGTCCATCCGCTTCTCCGCCACGGCATAGGTGTCGGACGGTACGATGTCGATGATCGGGTGGTCCGCCGCGGTCAGGCCCTCGACGGTGACGGTCTGGGTGTACGGCGCTGCCTCTCCGGTCCAGGTCGTGCCGATGGTGGCGGTGTAGATGTCCGTCACAGATCCGTCCAGGATCTTGCTGCGGTTCACGCTGCCGGCGGCCAGCTTCTCCAGCGTCACCGCCGCATTCTCGATGTTGCCGGTCTTGACCAGAATCGGATCGACCCCGTCCGGCAGATGCCGGGCATTGTGGTACGGGATGGAGACCAGCGCCGCGTAGAACGTGGCCTCGGTGCCGGTGTACCCGGCGTCCACCGCCGCCTCGTACGGGCTCATGCCGTTCGCGCCGGCAGCTCCGGCAGGCCCGGCAGGTCCGGTGATGTTGCGTGTGACGGGGTTGTCCAGGCCCGCGTTGTTGGTCCAGGAGATGTTCCCGTTGGCGTCCACCGTAGGTACGAAGGTGGCGCCGGTATCGCCGGTGTCGCCCTTGTCGCCCTTGGCGGAGAGGAAGGAGCCGGCATTGCGCCAGCGCGCGTTCACCTCGTCCCAGACATAGATGTCGTAGGGCGCCGCTGTGCCCACGCCGTATGCCTCGCCCTTCTCAGGAGAGGGTACAGCTTCTATGAGATCCGCAGCCGTGTCGTAGAATCCCGCGATGACCAGGCTCTTGCCGTCGGCGCCCGTAAACTCTCCGGCGTCGGCCCTGTCCTTCAGCGCCTGGATCATGGTCAGGGCGGTGGTGGCCTTGCTGTCCACCTGCTCGGCCACGCTCAGCGGCATCGGGTGCAGCGGCGCGTCGATCAGGCCCGACTCCTTCACCGTCAGGATCAGCGCCACCGTGGTGAGCCTCGCCTCGTCTTTGGTGCCGGTGAGATAGATCTCCCACTCGCCCACCGTCAGATTCAGCTCCTGCGCCTCGGTGATCTCGCCGTCCTCGTTCAGCGCCAGATCGTAGACCGTGGCGTCCAGGCCCTCACCCTGGCGAAAGTGCAGCCACTTGGCGTAGCCGTCCCACTCCTCGTCGGTGAAGTATACCTTCGCCGTCAGATAGTGCAGCGTGTCCGCCGCGATCACCGGCGTGTAGAGCTTCATGCTCTGGCCGGTCACATACAATTCAATCATGGTTTTCCTCCTCGTTGAGCTGGTTCACCAGCCGGATCAGGAAGTCCCGCAGCTGTCTCAGCTGCTCCTCTTCCGTCCCCTGCAGGATGGGAGGAAGCTCGTAAATCTTCATCCCACATCACTCCCTATCGTCAGGATGCGCGCGATGGAGTACAGCCGCACCTCACCCTTGCCCACCAGCTTCATGCGCAAGTGGTCGCAGCGTCTGGGCCGGATGGGCAGCGTCACGGTCCGGGTGCCCTTCATCCGGATGCGGCCCTGCCGCACCCACTCGCCGCTGGAGTCGTACATCATGTACACGTCGATCTCCGCGCCCTCCTGCATATACAGCCGCAGGTTGTAGCGGGAGACGTACTTGCGGTCCGGGTACTGGTAGTACATCAGGCCGGTCTCGGCCTCCCAGGACACAAACGGCTCCGGTGTACCCGCCGTACCCTGCAGCGCCCACAGCGCCCCGTCAGACACGGCGTACAGCTCATCGCCCACACGGGCAAATGCCGTGACATGCAGATCGTCCTCGTGCAGCCACATGTTCCGCTTGGTGTCGTAGACGAACAGGTGCCATGCGTTGTCGGCGTCCTTCATGCTGATATAGTACCGGTCGCCCACAGATCCCGCCACGGCGTCGGAATACAGTCTGTCTCCGAAGGCCGCGCTGATGCTCTGCGGGAAGCCGCCCTGGTACACGCACACGTCCGATCGGGACTTGTACAGCAGCACCTCGTTGACCACCTGCAGGCTCTTGCTGCTGCCCTTCTGCACGCCGCGGCACACCGTCTCGGTGATCTGATGGGCGCCGCTGGACGAGATGGAGACCCGGTGCAGCCGGTCCTCCTTGAAGAACATGGGATAGCCCAGGTAGTTGACGGCGCCGGTCCACGGCCCGTCGGAGCCGACAGAAGCCGTCCAGCTGTCGGTGGAAATCCCCATGTACTGCCGCCAGTTTTTGAAGTCACCCAGCGCGCAGCAGTAGATCTCGTTCAGGTTCTTCCCGTCGCTCACGCCGTAGCGGCAGCCCCACAGCCGGTTCTGCGCCTCGATGACGAAGTCCATCTCCGGGACCTTCCGCTCGATCTTGACGTAGCCTTCCGTCTGCGTGATAGCCTCCTCTGTCAGGCCGACCACCACAACATAGTCCTGCTCCGTCTCGCTTCCGCCGATGCCGTAAATGACTTTGTCACCGTTGACGTCCGCCTCCGCTCCGGAGATCGTCACGCCGTCGTTGACACGGAAGAGCGTCTTTACCTCGCCGAAAGAGATGAAGCGGATGCGCGTGTAGACGGTGGGGATGGAGATCCATTCGGACATGGATACGCTCCACTGCACCAGCACATGGGTCTTGCCGGAAGTGTCGATCCACAGATCCCCATCCGCCGGAGATGCCGGCGGCGTGTCGGAGATCGTCGGGCGGGCATAAAGCGTGCCGTCGGCTTTGCACATGGCAAACTCCACGATGCCGGTGGAGGTGTAGGTGGACTCCAGATTGCCGTAGTCCGTGGGATCGGCGGTGTTGTAATAGACCTTGTCCGGGAAGATGACGATGTAGGCGCCCATGCTGACAAGCTGCTTCTCGCCGGTGCTCAGCCCGCTGACAGGGGTGGCCGTGCCGTCGTAGTACAGCGTGCCGCCGTCCACAAAGGCCAGCTTCTCCTTGGCCAGCAGGCCGCCGGGAGAAACCAGACTGCGCACGCGCCCTCTCTTCTTTCTCGGTGCCATCAGGGGGAAATACGTGCTTGTCAGGTTCTCGGTGTTGAAAAACTCGCCGACATTGATCTTGAGATTATGATTGTAGCCGAGGAAGGTGTCTGTTACCTCGCGGTCGGTGTATTCATAATCAAGCTGAGGCAGCAGTCCCATATCTCATCCTCCTAAAAAAGCAGGCGCTGCCCCGCTTTCCTTGGCGTGTGCGTCCTGTTGTAAAAATTCATCCATTCCTGGTACGCGGAGTTGAACATGGTCATGCGCTTGTTGTAGCGCTGGGTCTCGCTGTTCTCCGCTGCGATCATCGCCTGCAGATAATAATAGTAGATGTCCTCCCCGTACGGCGCGGCGACAATCAGCTCTTCGTCGCCTGTCTGGTACGGTCCGGTAAAGGCGATAAAGGCATCCTCATGGGTCTTGATAACCTCGCGGTAGATCTTGCCGTCCAGGGTGGACAGCCAGTGCAGCTTCTGCTCCGGGCTGTAATCGTTCGGCTCCATCAGATCCACGCGCTCGATGATGTCCATTGCTTTCATGCGTGTGCTCCTTATCAGAGCAGCGGCAGGATGGCCTACCGCTGCTTGGCTCTTTCGAGCAGTTCATCACTCTTGGCGAAAAATGTCTCTTTCGCGCGCTCGCTCCGCTGGTATTCCTCCGCCACTGCGGGAGGCACCTCGACGGTCTTGCCGCGGGGGATCAGGTAGTTGACACCGTTGATGGAAATGAAGAAGTTGGGATCGCCGCGCAGGTCACCGCGGGGGATCAGCAGCTTCACGCGCTCGGTGTTCTCGGTCTTGGTTTCGGTCTTGGCCATGATGGCCTCCTTTCTTCATGCGGGGAGGGCCGAAGCCCTCCCCTGTGATCTTAGTTGGCCTCGTCGGTGCCGCTGTAGCTGGACGTGCTCATCACACGCAGCACGCGCTCCGGATAGAGGATGGTGGCGCCGTTGGTCTCGAACTTGTAGCCGATGGTGCTGAACTGGTCCAGAGGACCGCCGATCTCGGCCTTGTCGTGGACGATCATCTCCAGGCCGCCGCCTTCGGGATCAATGATACCGAAGCCGTCACGACCGAAGAAGTAGGTGGCGTACTTGGCGATGGTGTCGTTGGTGCCCTTGATGACGGGGGCGAAGGTGTCCTCGATGAAGCGCACGCCGTGCAGCTCGCCGATCTCGCCGTTGAACAGCTCTTCGGGAGCGGCATACTTGTGGGCCTCGATCCAGGCGTCGGAGTTGCGCAGGTCCTCAGCCACAGAGGGGTGGATGACGGCCACGTACTTGCCGTTGATGCGGGGCACGCGGTCCTTCTTCATCTTGGTCACGGCACGGTTGACCATGGCCGGGGTGAGGTGACACTGCTTGGTGGAGCTTTCCACCAGGCCGCTCTCGGCGGTGACGGGAGCAGCAGCGCCGGTGGCGATGGTGATCTCGTCGCAGTAAATCACGTTGGTGCCCACATACAGGGCATCGCGGATCAGGGCTTCCTGGGTCTCCGCAGCGGAGGCGCCCATCTCTTCGGTGGCGCACATGATCACGTTGTCGTAGGAGCGCAGCTCCAGCTTGTCCGTGATGCTGGTGTAGGTGCCGTACTGGTTGATGCTACCGGTCAGGGAAGTCACGCCGAACTTCTGGCCGGTGGGGATGACGCCCTCGGTCAGCGAGGTGGCGCGGTCGAAGGTGTTGAACTTGCGCCATTCCACGGTGCCATTGTGGCCTTTCGGCAGTCTCTGCTTCTTGGCGAACTGCGCGTAGTACATCTCCGCGCGGGCG